CAACGAGCTGCATGAGACCTCCACCCATGGTTAATTAATTGGTTGTTATGTTTTATACTATAATTGGAGAAAAAAATTTTTTTGAAAACGCAAATAATTATTTTAAACATAATTTTGGAAGTTAGAACTTCTTAATTATATTTAAAAGGAATTCCTAAACATTTTTAATTTTTTAATTAGAAAAAGCAACTCCAGCCATACCATTCATAATACGCATTACATTATAATTTTGTGCGTATACCCACCAAGTCCCAGGTCCCCACTGAGCATCACTGACAGTAGAATCTTTATTAATAACTAACTTAGAATCATCAATGCGCGAAAAATTACAAGTTCCCGATGGATGATGATGGCTTCCATTAAGGGCAAACGAATATACAGAGGCATTTTCAATACCCTCAGTAGGAGGACAGCCATTAAAATGAAGATAGGGCTGATAACGCTCAAAATAATCCATACCTCGTGGCTTAATTCTATCCTGACCGTTCATTGTAATCTTTGCTGTTGTGTAATAAGCTGTAGCATTATCCTGTCTGCCATTTAAATTTCCCCACCACATTAAGTATTTAACTGGGTGGTTTAGTGAATCTAGTGGTATTTGTAATTCTGTTTCTCTTTGTGGGTAATCCTTAGAAATTCGTTGAACTTGGGTAATTAAATATTCATGTTGGCCAGTGGAAAATTTACGTCGTTCGTGAGTATCTAAATAGGCATAAGTACCCAACACCTTTGCCTCACCTACAATAAGATCAGCTAGGTCTGTATTAATTGTTTTATCAACAATCATGTTTATTTTTACTTGATGGTATTGAAGGGATACAAGGGGTAGGGCTAAACTAGGATTAATAACCCACCAAAACAAAAAAGGAATGTGAATTTTTTCATTTGCAGACGTTCCACTTGCAACAACACAAGCCTCTAGAGAATCACCATTAGCATCATCTCTTGCATAGGTTAAACGTGCCCATATTTGCATCCAATCACCGTAAATTTTAGATACAAGTAACCCACCAATTTCCAATTCAGCTTCTCTAATTATTCTGAATGGTTCCAAATCCAAACTCAATGATGTATTATCTGTGACAGGTACTTCAAGTTCCAAATCAATTAAAAGATCACCCTGGCGTTCTATAGGAAAAGAAATCTTTTTTCCATCTTCAATATCATGGGGTAACTGAAGTTCAATAGGTTCCATGGCAAAATTAGTGTATCGTCTATAAACACTTTTAAAAAATGTAATCTGTGGTTGTGCAGTTAGATAGATATCTTGGGCACCGTAGGCAACTAGCTGTATTAATCCTCCTCCTCCCATTGTTAATAAATTTTCTTACAGTAAATGTATATTATTATAATGTAAGAATATTTTTTATAAATTAAAACTAACAATTTAATTCGAGTAAGCGAGACCACCCATTCCACTAACAACGCGGAGAACATTGTAGTTTTGGCCAAATACAACTACACTGCCTGCTGCGGGTAGTGCAGGAGCCGTTCCACGAAGATGAAGTTGGGCGTTGTCAATTCGAGAGAAATTACAAGAACCCGATGGCTGTTCCATGTCAGATGCGCGAATGGCAAATGAATAAACAGATGGCTTTATACTAATACTATCTCCGACGGCCCTTGTCACTGGACAACAACCATTGAAATGTTGAAAAATTTGATACTTCTGAAAATAATCACTCCCTCTAAACCCAATACGGTCTTGTCCATTAAATACCAATTTAGCATCCTGGTAATCACCATTGGCCATTACCCAATCGGTAGTACTATCATTAACATACCATCCTAAATACTTAACTGGGTGGTTAAAGTGGAAATTAATTACATGCTCTGTTTGGGCACTTGTAATCTGGTATTCTTCTAACTGAAGCTGATGGATTAAATACTCATGAGCCCCTTCGGCAAATTTGCGACGCTCTGTCGTGTCTAGATAAACATATGTAGCGTAGAATCTAGTACTAGATGGAAGAACTTCGTCCAAAAATGTTTGCCTCCATCCTTCACTACCTGCATCTGTATTAAGTTCAAAATTAATTTTAACATCGTGGTACTGAAGAGCCACTAGGGGAATGGCTAGTCCGGGATTTTTGTGAAACCAGAATAGAAGGGGAATGTATAAATGTTCAGAAAGACCACCGAATGTATTTAAACAAGACTCAAGACGATCTTGTATGTTAGAAGTCTTTCTAAGAGAAATTTCCCCCCAAACATTCATCCAATCTCCATAAATACGGTCAATTAGTTGGCCTCCAATTTCAAGTTCAGCCCATTTGACAATTCTAAAAGCATCTAGCTTAACATTCGAAGAAGTCTGAGATTGTACAGGAATCTGTAGATATACATCCGTAAGGAGATCACCATCTCTAGAGATTGTTACCTGAACTCTCTCATTCCTAGCTAAATCTCCTTGAATTGTCTGTTCAATGCACTCCATTGCAAAATTAGTGTGGCGACGATACACATCTTTAAAATATGTTGTTTGTGGCTGGCCAGTTAGGTAGATATCTTGGGCACCGTAGGCAACTAGCTGTATTAATCCTCCTCCCATTATAAATGTTCTTATACAATGTTTATTATTATATAAGAATATTTTTTAAACTATAAAAAATCCGTGAAATAATTTACTACTGCAAAGTTTACACTAACAAAAAAAACACCCATAAGTGTATAATCTAAACACTTTTTAAATCTTATAAATTCTTGTATATTTCTATCATGATAATCAAGAAACTCCTCCACTTCTCCTATAGTGTACAATAAAGCCATTTATATCCATAAAATATTTTATTATCCCTTTAATTAGAATAAGCTAAACCACCCATTCCGCTCTGAATGCGAAGGATATTGTAGTTACGTGCATGAAGAGTTAGAGTACCAGATGTAACAGCACTTCCACCAGAGTTGGCAATGCCCTCCTCAATAATTAACTGAGCATTATCAATACGGGAGAAATTACAAGTTCCAGAAGGCTGTGTGCAATCCCAACCGTTTATGGCAAATGAATAAACACTATAGTGTAGATTAGAAGACAATAAATTAACACCCTTAAAGTGTTTATAGAGCTGATACTTCTGGAAATAATCACTTGGTCTAATGGAAAACCTATCTCTACCATCAATAACAATCTTAGCCTTCCTATACTGAAGAAGCGCAATGGCATTTGTCGCTTCACTAGCGTACCACAATAAACTAGATACTGGGTGGTTTAGAGTTAGGTCCATCTTAACACCTTTAGAAGAACGAATGGGGACCTCGAGTCTTTGATTTTGATTAATTAAGTATTCGTGGCTTAATTGGGCAAACTTACGACGCTCGGCAGTATCTAGATACACATAATTTGCCCACACCGTTGTATTTGCAATATCGGCATTAGCTAATTCAGAATTAGGACCAATATCGGGGTTCTGAATTGTATTGTCTAGGGTAAAAAACAACTGAACGTCGTGATACTGAAGAGCAATTAGGGGAATAGCTAGGGCTGGGCATTTATGAAACCAAAAGAGAAGGGGAATATGAATGTGTTCTGAATTTGTGCGATTTCTAGCAGTCACAATAGCTACTATTTTATCATCATCATCTGGGTTTGTTCTAAGTGCTATATCAGCCCACACTTTCATCCAATCACCGTAGATACGGTCGATGAGCTGGCCTCCGATTTGAATTTCCGCTTCTCTCACAATTCTAAATGGATAGGTATCAGCTGTTATCTCGGTACCAGTTTTAACTGGAATCTGGAGTTCAATATCTGTAAGTAAATCTCCGGATCTACTTAAAACTACGGTAACTCTAGAATCATTTACAAGACGACCCTGGATATCCTGTTGAACAGATTCCATTGCAAAATTAGTGTGGCGACGATATACACCTTTAAAAAAAGTAATTTGTGGTTCACCTGTTAAATATACATCCTGAGAACCATATGCGACAAGTTGCATTAGCCCCCCTGACATGTTTACTAAGTAATTATTCTTTATTAGTATTTACTAACAAATTTTTTAGCGCTAAAATGCGAACTAATACCAATAAAAAATATTTAAAAGCATACTAATTAGAATATGCCAAACCAGCCATACCACTCATAATACGAAGAACATTATAATTAAGACCATAAAGAGTAAAAACTGGATTCTTTGTAGAAGCATAAGGCTCTAAAGAAAATTCCCATTGTGCATTATCAATGCGAGAAAAGTTACAAGCACCAGAAGGCTGGTGTTCCTCTGGGCGAAGGGCGAATGAATAAGAATAAATGTAATTATTGGGAATACGAGTATTGTGTTCAAAAGACTGTACTAAGCGGAAATATTCCCCTGCTCTTATGGAGAAGCGATCCTGGCCATTGAGAACTAATTTGCCACTTCTAAGTGGACTGTCTTGATATACATTTAATTGGGGGACAATAAGGGGATTGCTTGTAGCTTCTCTAGTAAAGTCGTTAAATGGAACTCCATTGACTCCCGTTCCAGCATCTTTGCGCTGATGTACCCAGAAAAGTTGTTTTGTAGGATGGTTAATGTTAATCTTAAAAATGTTGTCCTGAGTGGTAGAAGTGTTAATAAGAAGTCTCTGGTTTCCTGCAAACTGAACCTGCTCAATAAGATACTCGTGGGCATTTTGAGCAAATTTACGACGTTCTACAGTATCTAAGAAATAATACTCACAATATAGTTTAGAACTAAATTTAGTGGAATTAATTTGAATTTGATCTGCGGCTGGTGAACCAGAAACAGCTGTAATACCCTTGTACTCAGTTTGACCAGAACCATTTACATATGTGTGAACTAGAAGATTTTGAAGTTCTTCAAATTGAACATGAAGTTTAATTTCGTGATATTGAAGGGCAACGAGAGGTAGGGCAAGACCGGGATTACGGCAAAACCAAAATTGAAGGGGAATGTATAATCGTCTAACATCACCACCATCAGTTTGTGGATAAGTTGCGACAGTAGTTGGATCCTGGAGGTTATTGATAACAAATGGTTCGTGAATTGCAACAGGATTGTGTCCAAAACCAGAGTGTCCAACCATCTGAGAGTAACCATCTTCTTTACCTGAATCTAGAGTTAACATAGACCAAACTTCCATCCATAGACCATAATGTTTATCTATTTTTGAACCTCCTATTTCAATTTCAACATTATTGATAAGGGCGTGACCAACACCCTGACAATATCCTGCATTATTTTCCGTACATCCTTCTCCAAATGCAGAAATAACTGGCATATCTGCTTCAATAACCAATCTTCCTAAAAGATCTCCATTACGGGAAATTGTAGCTGAAACTCTTTTACCAAATGAATTACTACCATTAAATGTTTGATAAATTGATTCCATTGCATAATTTGTATGACGACGATAAACACTTTTAAAAAAAGTAATTTGTGGTTGCCCAGTTAGGTAAATGTCTTGGGCACCGTAGGCAACGAGCTGCATGAGACCTCCACCCATGATTAAATAATACTTGACTGTGTTTCTATGATATAAACAAAGAAAAAAAAAGACTCTTAAAACGCAAATTAATTATGCAGTAAATTTAAATATTTATTTATAATAAATGAATGCGTCTAAACTTAAGATAGGTGTTGTTTTAAATTTTAAAAGTGCGGAAAAGAAAAAGGATGAGCTTATTAATATAAAAGATACTAAAAGATCATGGTTATCAAATAAAATAGTTGACCCTAAACACATTATTATCAAAGGTAAATCTAAATATGTCGCCGATGACGTTGCTACAGGATATTTTATGCAACAAATTCTAGGTGCTGATGTAGATTTTATTGAACCTGATGAAATTACAATAAAAAGGTTTAAGAGTAATGATATTGTATTTGTTCTTATTTATGATCTTCTAGAAGCCTATCATCTTGCAGGTCCTAAAAAATATGAAGAATATAAAAAAATTCTTAAAAAGAGTCCAAATGTATATCCACCATACGAATATCAAAAATTTATTAATAATAAATGTACTTACTATAAATATTTGGAAAAGAAAGGAATTCCTATTGCTCCAACATATTGCATAACTGGAGATAAACTCTTAAAAAAAGATTACGTTAAAAAATTAATTACTAAATTACGTTCAGAAAACAAATGGGAAGATTTTATCGCAAAACCTGTCCTTGGACAAGAGTCGAAAGACTTTGCTAAATTCAAAGGTTGTCCAAACTTAAATTGTCATGAAAAGAAATTAAAAAACTATCTTAGCAAAGCTGTACCAAAATATAAATCTATAATTCTTCAAGAATACATCAAAGGTTTTGACAAAGACAATCCAGAACTTAGAATGTTCTTCATTGGAGGAGAATATCGCTATACAATTGTAACAACTTCAAATGACGTATATAAACCCAAACAAGAAGGAGGTAAAAAAACAGTTAAATATTTTAATGAAGCAAAACAATTAGCAAAAAAGGTAATGTCTGTAATTCCTAAAATTTATATAGGAAATAAAGGCCAACCTTCAGTAGTTACTAGAATAGATATAGGAACAGGTCTTGAAGGATCCAAAGGAGGATTTTTTATCAATGAGTTGGAATTTGTTCCAAGTTTATACTCAGAAGAAAATCCAACTTACAAGGGAAAACCTTTCCTCCCCGACCAACAAATTGGAACAGAATTTTATAAAGTAGCCCTAGCCTATTCAAAGTCTTAAACAGCACGTTCTAATTGAATCCAATCATCAATATCGCTAAAAGTATCATTTTCATCAAAAGAATGTTTTCTTTTTACACTAGAAGTAGTAGTAGTATCATCGCATAAATTATAGTGAATCCAACTACAAAGATAAGTTATTAATGTATAAATCATTTATACAACGTACATCACTAAATAACATATTACGTATTTCTTTAATTAAAATATAGTTTTTTAATTTCTAATACAGGTTGTCTACATATAGGACACATTTTAGAACTTTCTATACTTTCAGAACATTTGCTACATTGTGTATGTCCACAAGACATATTAAATGTATCTACTGTATTCTTCCAACATATAGGACACATTGGTTTATCTGTTAGATTTGATACATCTTGAATAATTGGTAATAAATGATTAATTTTACATATTGCTATTTCATACCTCTTTTTCAATTCATCAACATTCCAATGATTTTTTAATTTTTCCTGTGATTCTGTAAACCATTTTTGAATATTTTCAGTTTTTTCTTTGTCAGTAGTTTCACCTTCTAATTCCATTAGAGTATTTATTGTTTCTAAACTACATTCGTTAAATGCATTTAGTTTATCCCAAGCTTGGGTATATTGTTTTTTTGTTTCACTTGCTTCATTCCAAAGTTTTACAATTTCTTCTTTGAATTTTTTTAGTTTTAGGTCAAGATCTTTTGTCATTTCGCTACATTTCTTGTCCAGATCCTCTTTTTCTTCATAATTTAAAGAACTAAAATTTGTTTCGTCAAGTTCTAATTTATCCATATTATTTTTTAGTTCGTTGTAAAGATCATTAAACATATTTTTAGTATACAAAGATTCTTGATTACTATAGAAACTTTCATCTTGTTCAGATCTCTCGACTAAGAGAACCTCAAAACTACGTTCATTATTATCATTATTACCGTTTAAACTCCAATCAATTGCAGAATAATTAAAAGCTGTATTACCTAATAAACCCCAATGTTGTTGATTATTATTCATTTTAATTATAACTTAGGTTTATTCTTCAACATTATTACGCATAATAAATTCTCTTAGATCTTGTTTACAAAATGGACATTTCACATTTTCGGAAAACCACTCTACAAAACACTTATCACATATTGAATGTTTTTCACTGCACGGTAATTTTCTCCATTTACTTTTTTGTTCCGCGCAAATTAAACAATTATCTTCTAATGAATATACAGGTATTTCTTGAGCCTGTTTTAATGTTAAACCTATTTTTACTGGATCCCAAAAATTACTACTGTTACTAGGAGGTAGTAACGGTAATGTTCTTTGTAAATTATTAATAGGAGTAGAAGTTATTATATTTAAAAGTAAATTAGTAGCCATAGAATTGTAATCTAATACAAAATCATCAGTATTCATTGTAGTCACATTAGGAGTTCTTTCTAGTAAAACACTTGATAATCTATTTGTTCTATCATTATATCTATGAAATATAACCATAGGTCTCTCAGTTATATCAGATGATCCTTCCTCTGTTTCTTCGGTATTTTCTCTATTCTCGGACATTATTACTTTATAATTAAAACATATTTTTAATTTTATTAATCTTATTTATTACTTTTTGAGAAAACCCCCTAACTCTCTTAGTATTATTTATATTCCAATGTTTGTGCATTCTTTCAAAATCTTCTATATCCCAACCTCTATACAACAAACCCTTCATAAAACTAACATGAGCTTCAGGAATAGTCTTAGAATCATCCTTTATGAAAATATGTAGAAATTGTTTTATAGTAATTATTTCTTCAAAAGTTACATCATACTTTTTAATTTGGAGGGCACTAAAATTACGATCTAAAGAACTCTGAGAATGCCAAGCTGTATTTAAATAAGATGTTCGTAGTTTACAACGATTGTATTTTACATCACTACGGGCAAAATAATGCTCGCGTAAAAGACCTATACTACAATGTATTTCACTATCATATTCTACACCGTTGTATATTGTTTGGTGATAGCAATCTGACATGCTCATTGAGTCAGCTGTTTGTGCTAATTTTTCAATATCGTTTCCATAATCTATATAATTTTCCCACATCATTGATTCTAAAATGTAACCATCTGTACTCCAAGCTTGGTATATTTCATCATGGGTTGGTGGGTCTATATTATCAAAAAGGCGATCTGTAAATTCCCATATAGATACATCTTCATCTTTTTTTAAACAAGATAGAACATTGTCTATATTTATTATTTTGTTATCATTTATTTTTAAAAATGAAAGAGAATTTATCATAAGTCTCTTGTCATTTTTGCAAAAGGATATAATCTTTTTAAGATCTTCCTTCGTACTTTTAATATTTTCTTGTTTTGTAATGTGTGTTAACCATGATAAACTTTCTGATTCTGGTATAGGTGTTGGTATCCATTGACAAAAACACATTCTTTTTAATTCTTGTAATTTATTACCTTTTCCATCTGCACTAATAAATATTATTTTAAATTTAGTTAAAACATCAATATTTTTCTTTTCTTTAATGAATGTATCATAGACAAATTTACCCTTAAATTTTTGTTTGGCTGTCACACCAGTTGACAACAGAACTATATCATAAATATCTAATATACCGATAGTATCGGACAAAACAGTTTGTAATTCATCTATTACTAAAAGTTTTTCCCCTTTTTTTTCATTTTTACACCAAAAAGAATCTTTATCGTAATTTCCATGTTGTAGATAATTTTTAAATTTAAACATAATATCTTTCTTTGTCATTTGACCATAGTACAAATTATAGAAAAAATAAGATAATTTATTAGCATTTAAAAAATATTTAATAAGGGTTGATTTTCCACAACCTATAGGACCTAAAACTAAAAATGGTTTATCAGAATCTTCATGATTTCCTTTAAACCATTGTTCTAGATTATATAAAGAACTATCTAATCCAATTAAATCATTGTGTTTTTTGGGAAAATATTTATCCAATAAACTTGTTGAAAGATTTTTATTAAATTTTTTATGGTCAAAACCTCCATCATCAATATTGGATGGGGATACATCTATTTTAACACCCCAATTTTCAAATGGATTTAATTTTTCCTTAAATGATTCTATAAGTTTTTCCTGTTCTTCTTTGTCAATTTCAACATTATTTTTAGTTTTTCTTTTACTAACTTTACTAAAACTCTTTCCACCTATTTTTACCATTTATAACACACTTAAATATACTACGTTAGTTTTTTTAAATTTGTTTATTATTATATTAATAACAATGTTAGATAAATTACTACAAAAAGACAGTCTTTTAACTAGATTTAAAATATTTTCTATAGTTATTTTACTGGTAATTTTAATTATATTATTTTTTAGTATTATATTAATATACATTGTAGTAAAAACCCACTTAGATGTTCTAATTATTAAAGAAACTTTAAGTACAATACCTAAAGTTATTTAATAATTTAAAAGTATTGATAAATAACAATAATTTACAATGACAAAATATAAAAAAGATCTCAAAGAAAGACTCAGAGAAATTTTAGAACTTAGAGCACAATTTGACAATTTAGGGTTCTCAAAAGACCACCCAACTATAATAGAATTTAAAAATGATTGCAATAGTTATATCAGAAATGAAATAACTTGTTCCAAAACCCTCCCCCTAAAAGAATACGGATACAAAATGGAATACAATTTTACACTTACAAAACACCCTTGTACAGTAAATTTAAAGAAGATTACTTAAGATTTATTTCCTTTTTTGAGTGTATTGATTGGTCGACAAATTCATTTCCATTCCAATCCCATACACAATACTTTTGATGTTCGGGAATCCACGTAATCATACGAAAATTTAAACTACCCTCGTTAGCCTTATTTGGCTGACCAAAATTAATAATTATACCACAAGAAATTCCATGTGACTTCATATAATTTTTTAATTGTAAAATACCTGTGTCAGCATTAAAATAACTCAATGCTTTAAATTCTAAAACATATGACTTATTAACAATAATATCAGCACGAGTATGTCCAACATTAAAATTTTTATAATTAATAGGAGTTATGACTTCAGTTTCATATGGAATACATTTAGTTCTTAATTCAACTTCCATTGCTTTATGGTACATTACTTCTGGAAATCCAGGACCCAATGCATCATAAACACTTTTGGCATCAGTCATAATAATTCTTGTCATTTCTTCAGCCATTGATTCTAAATTTATGAAAGCACCCAACTCTACATTATCTATGTATATATCTTTATAAGTATTTTCTCTACACATCTCTAAATAACCACTGCGTAAGTGTTTTCTGGTTCTTATGTTTCTTTTCAGTGGCTTTTTTTCCACTACTAATGTTGGCACCCTTGTTATTCTTCTTAACATCTTGTTCTTGTCCTTCAATAATATATTTATTTTTCTTATAAAACCTTAAACGCTTTACAGCTTGGCGTTCAAATATACTAAAACAGTCAATTAAATCAACAACTATAGGGTCATTTTCATTTTTTTTACGGAGAATTCTTCCAACGGCTTGTTCAACATCAGTTTTAGGAGTAGCGAGAATAAGGGTATCTAAATCAGGACAATCAAAACCTTCTGCAGCCATACTATAAGTTGCAACTATTATTTGTTTTTTAGTACTTTCTGTTCTCTGTTCTAATTTCATACCACCAACGTATTTTCCACATGGTAAGTTTATAGTTGGAAGAAATTTTGAAAAATATTCACAATGCCCTAATCTATCAGTTAATACCAAAATTTTTCTTCCTTCTGCATACAATATTTTAAGTTGATCTATTATTAACTTATTTCTGTCAGGAATTTTTGTAAGATCAGTAACCATTAAAGGTATGTTTGCTTGTCCCTTCACATTTAGTTTCTCTTCGAAATTATTATCAATATACTCTATCCTTCTAATCATTGGTTTATTTACCTCCCTCTTCAATAAAATTATAATAGGACCAATAAACCAATGAATAACCTTTGATAAACCATCCTTCCTATCAGGAGTAGCACTCAATCCTAACATATAAGGAGTTTGAAGTTTAAAAAATATCTGACTAAAAACTTTACAAGCTATATGATGACACTCATCAATAATTAAATGACCAAATGTATCAAGTTGGTCTTTTGGATAATCTCTACGAGTAAATGTTTGAATAGTTGCAATAACTATATCTTTCTCCTCAACTTCATAGGTATTTTGACGAATCCTCCCAACCCTAGCTTCAGGAAGAAATTGTTCGATCCTCTCAACCCACTGATCCATTAAAAATTCCGTATGAACAAAAATAATAGTCTTCTTTTTCAATTGACATAACAACCACAATGCTATAGTAGTCTTTCCACCACCACAAAAAACACTAATTAAACCACCACCATCTTTCCTATAAGCCTTCATACTAAGATCAACAACTTCATGCTGATGGTCTCTAAGTTTACCATTAAAATTAAGATCAATATCGTCACCATCGCTTAAAGGTTTTGTGTCTTTTGGTGGTCCAAATCTTTCCAATGCGTAAAATTTTGGTAAATACAGTCTTTTTGAACTTTGTCTATATACAGGCCATTCTTCTGATCCTTGACCATAATCTCCCTGGAGTTTAGGGCTTACAATAAGTTCATTTTTAATGTTTTGCAAAGAACTTTCTGGTAAACTTGACTTATCAATGCCATAGCCTTTGCGACACAACATAGTCGTCATTGTTAATTATTAAATGCATAATTGTTTAAGTATTTTAATTCTTGTGTATAAATAAATGAGACAACTTAAGAGTATTGGTAAACTTATACTAACAGTTTTACTAATAATTTTGTTAATTAATAATTTCATCCAACTATGTAAACGCTCTAAAAAAAGCACTTATTCTACAGTAGGTCCTGTTAAATGGGCTATTTTTTCACAAGTACATAAACCACCTGAATTTTTAAAATGGTTAAACTGGCACCAAAGTCTAAATCCGGATAAAATATGGATTGTTGTTGAAAACGACCAAGACCTCAATATTCCCCAACAAAATAACGTAATTGTAAAACGAACCACCAATTTAAAAGGAGGTAGTTGGGGTTCTCAATTAGATGATAGAAAAACAGCAAATTTTAACCAAGCAGCAGATAAACTCAGAAAAGAGGGTATTGAATGGATGATTATTGTAGACGATGATGAACTTATCAATGGTAAAAATATAGCTAACACACTAAGTAAATATCCAAACGATGACTGTCTAATAATTAAAAATTTTGAAGCAGTATTTAAAAATATTAATGAAGGAGATAAATGTTTCTCAAATAATGCTAAATTTTTAGATTGCAGAAAGGGAAAATGTCTAGGATACTCAAATGGAAAAAGTTGGGCAAGAATATCAAATCCACAAATCCAGCAATTAGGAGCACATAGACAAACAGGGTCTAAACAATGCAAAAATAAATATATTCCTGAAAATGAAATGTCAATGCTTCATTTTGAAAGTTGTAACTTTAATAAATGGAATGGAAAATTTAAACAAATTAGCAAAGAATTAGACAATAAAATAAACTTTACTGAATTTAATGGTAATCAAGAAGGGTTTTTTAAGAAATTTTTTCCATATTATTATAAAAGTGCTATGGAAATTAAAGATATTAAAGATCCACAAGAACTAAAAAAATTTTACCATAAATATAAAGTAAATCCATGGAAATCACAAGAAGCAATACAATTCGATACTTTGACTAATTTTTAAAATCTTATATAATAATAAATAATGGTCCAAAAAAGAAAAATAAAATTTGGTGAAGGAGGGGAAACTGGAATGCAAACTAAAGTTTGGGGTCCAGCAGGTTGGATTTTTCTACATAGTATAGTTCAAAACTACCCTTGGAATCCAACACCCCAACAAAAAATTTATTATAGAAGATTTTTATCAGACGTAGGACAAGTTCTACCTTGTAGATACTGCAGAGAATCGTATCAAAAATTTGCAGAAGATCTCAATGATAAAGCACTACAAAATAGAAAAACATTAACTAAATGGTTATACAACCTTCATAATAAAGTGAATAAAAAACTTGGAATTCCAAAATCACAATGGCCTTCGTTTGATGCAGTTTGGAGACGTTATGAATCCTATAGAGCAAGTTGTAAGAAAACTCCTGAAAATGAAAAGAAAAAAGGTTGTATTACTCCGTATTCCGGAAGTAAGAAAAAATGTGTAGTTAAAATAATTTCTGCAGAAAAAAAACCCCCCGTAACTCACACTAGTGAATTTGGAATGAGACCTAAAATTTTTAAAAGAACAGTTAAAAATGTTGCAAAGATTCCAAAAAGATTATTTGCACCAATTAAATTAAAACAGGATGTTAAAATTATAGATAATTTAATAGGAAAAACATCAAGAGAAATTTCAGGTAGAAAAGAACTTATAACAGAAAGTAAAAGACAAATTTCAAATATTATTGGAATGAAAAAAAATACAGGACCATTCAGAATGGAAGATTATTATGAACTAGACCAAACTCAAAAAAGATTAAATAATTACATTAACAACCAAACAAAACTAATAGAACAACTAGAAGGAATTAAAAAAAGCTTAAGAGAAAGAAAAAGACTCACCAATATACAAAGAGCAGTCTACAAAAGAGATAGTCTAAAAGACCGTTTAACAGGTAAGTCATATGAAGTTAAATTAAAATAATTTTTATATGTAAAAAATATCAAGGGTAATTATAAAAGATACACAATGATAATAAATTATACACTTTCATTTGCATTTACTTTGGTTATTTTAACATATTTACTTAGAGTTCCCCATATTCTTTCAGGACACCCTCAATTGGTAAATGAATATTATATTAAAAATTTCTCAACAAGTATTCCAACAGATTGGATATTATGCCTAGTGTATCTTTGGGTTGCTAATAAAGTTATTACATACTTTAATGTAAAAAATATGCACAACAAAGTTTTAATGGTTACTCTCACAACCCTCGTTATATCAGTACTAGCAATGTTGTATTTTAAGTCCCAAGGTAACCCTAGTAATTTTTTCACACGTTGGTTTAAAACAGTAGGGTTTGCAGGTGTAGTTTATGATATGTTCTTATTAACAACTATTTATCTTGTGCAACAAGTCCTTCCAATTTCCCAGAATTAAGTTCTTTAAAAAAATTAATCTTAAGTTGTTCTACAACCAAATTACCATCTTTATAAAATTTAGCCCTCTTTGGATCCATAGTATAATTAATCAAATGTTTATCTATAACAATATTTTTACTTTTAACTTGCTGACCACCAACATTATTTATTAAATAAAATGAAAATAATCTATCAGGATCCGTTGGAGGATATTGGTAACCCTTGTTAAACCACAAATTTACAAATTTCATTAAAAAATCTCTCCTCCAAATCCAACAATTAGAATCTATAAAATGAAGGGGGGTATTTATGGAAATACTATCCCATATAGGACACTGTGTTCCCATAGATTCACAACTATCTTTAACTATAAATTCTCCTGTTTCATTTACCATATTTCTTTTACACCAACACCAATCTAAATCCTTATTTTTCTCTATAGTTTTCATAATTTTTTCAACATAATCGTAGTTTATAAAATTGTCTTCGTCTAAAAATGAAATCCAAGGAGTATTAACGAGAAATGTACTAGCACCATATATACGATGACCAAACCAATTATTAGCACCAGTATTCTCTGGTAAAACTAATACTTGAGTTTCAACTTGAGGAAGATCAATAGAATTAATAACGGTTCTAACTTTTTCTTCATATTCAACACCATCTACAACTATCAAATGTTTGAAATTTTTATAGGTTTGTGTTTGTATACTTGCTACATTTTTTTTAAGATGGGGTATATTACCCACAGTTCCTGTAACTATTGTAAGAAATGGTTTATCAAAAGACATTAGGATTTATTATAATAATTTATTTCAATTTATATTTTTAAACGTATTTTATAATATTTATAAATAATAAATGGCTTTACCTCGTCAATCAAATTTTAATAAAGTTTTTATAGATGACTTAATTGTTAAAAATAATTTAACCGTTCTTGGAACGGAAACTATAACTAATCAAGTTATTAATCAAAATTCCATAGCCGTCGATGAAATTACCCACCGCAATACTACCGTCCTTGCTGTAGGAAATACTGCAACTACACAAGTTACAGTTGATGGTACTCTCGTATGTAATGACACTATAGAAGCCACAAGCGACCTAACAGTAGCCGGATCAAGCAAATTTGATTTAGGTGTTGATACAGATACCATCCGTCCAATTGCCCCAGCCACCGAAGTTGCACTAACTGGTGACCTCGAAGTTAGTGGAGATGTAGGGGCTACTACTGTAACCACTCCTACTATAACAACAACCATTGGTGATCTTACCCTTAACCCCACTGGAAATGTAGCCTTAGGGGGGAATGATGTAACTGGTGCAACAAATATAACTGCAACGGGAACCATTACAGGAGGGGTACTCACAGATGGAACTGCAACTCTCACTGGGGGGAATATTTCAACTACAGGGACAGTAAACGCAGGGGGGTTTAATGAAGGTACAGTTATCCTCAGTGGGGGGGAAATTACTACAACGGCTACTCAAGATTTATCTTTAAATCCCACGGGGGCGAATATAAATTGCAATAGTAAAACACTAACTAATGTTGGTGGAATAAGTATTTCAGGAGCGGTAACCTTAGGAAACGTACAAGTTAATAATACAATCTCCACACCGGCCGCAACAGACCTAGTACTAAATCCAACTGCGGATATAGACTGCAATAATAATGATCTAAAAAATGTT